CACTCAGCGGCGACGATGACGAGAGCGACGCGGGCCTGTTGCAATCTGCTTTGCGCCGATAGCCCAACACAACATTGCATGAAAGCACCCGCCCATTGAGGCGGGTTTTTTGTTGGGCGGCGCATTGGAAGGATCACACCAATGGCTGCCACCACTCCACAGGCGAATAACAAGCTCGTTCAGTACCGCAAGGAACTGATCAAGGAATACGTCCGCGAAAATATGTTCTCGCCCTACATGGGTTCGAGCATCAATTCGATCATCCGCACCATCTACGACAACAAGAAGGGCGGCGAGCAGGTCAATATCCCGCTTGTCACCTCGCTGAAGGGCACCGCCAAATCGACTGGCACCCTGACCGGCGCGGAAGAGGCGATCAACAACTACGGCATGCGCGCCTGGGTTGACTGGGCGCGTCACGCGGTTTCTACGACCGACGCTGACGAGCAGAAGGACTCGGCTGACATCTTCGGTGAAGCCAAGCCGATGCTGTCCGACTGGGGCAAGGAACTCCAGCGCGACGAAATCATTCAGGCGTTCATGTCGCTGCCTTCCGAGTCGGCTCCGTCCGGTCTCGGCTCTGCGGACGGCCAGCGCGTGAATGGCGTCCTGTATGCCGACGCGACCACGGCGCAGCTCAATGCGTGGGCTGTCGATAACTCGGACCGCATCCTGTACGGTAACGCGGTTGGCAACTACTCGGGTGTTCACGCGACCGACATTGCCAAGATCGATGCGAGCGCAGACAAGTTCACGTATGCGTCCGTTTCGCTCATGAAGCGCGTTGCAAGGCTCGCGAACCCGCGTATTCGTCCCTACAAGACCAAGGACGGTTACGACTACTTCGTGGCGTTCGCGCCGACGACCTGTTTCCGCGACCTCAAGACCTCGCTGGCGACGGTCCACGCCGACGCTCTGCCGCGCTCCAAGGACAACATCATCTTCCAGGCCGGTGATCTGGCCTATGATGGCGTTATCATCCGCGAAGTCCCCGAAATCGACTCGTTTGTCGATAGCACCTGGGACAGCGGCACTGACGGCAACCTGAAGACTGGCGGCGATACCACTGGGCGAGTCGCCCCGGTATTCCTCTGCGGCCAGTCCGCTCTGGCGATGCCTTGGGCGAAGATGCCGACCCCGACGTTCCGCGATGAAACCGACTATCAGTTCATCAAGGGCGCTGGCGTCAAGATGTGCTACGGCGTCGCCAAGGTGTTCCAGAAGGACTCGAACAGCGACCTCACTCAGTGGGGTGTTGTCAACGGGTTCTTCAGCGCGCCTGCTGACGCTTAACCAACGGGAAGATGACGGGAGGGCTTCGGCTCTCCCGTTTTTCATTTATGGAGAACAAACATGGCTAGACTTCTTCCCGGCCGAACCCGCAGCGATCTGTCGGGCATCGGAGCGGTCAATCAGCCCACTGTGGGCTTTGTTGATTGCGCTGTTACGAAGGACAACAACGCATACCGTCTCGATTTCACGCTGAACAAGGCGCGCATTCCGGTGACGGATGCTGCTGGCAGCGGTTCTTACGGCTCGCTGAAACTGTTCGATTTTGTCGAGGGCGCGATTACGTTCCTCGGCACCCGGCAGGACTACACCGCATTTGTCGAAGGCTCTGCGCTGACGACCGCTGCGGGCGATGCCGCTTTCGAGATCGGCGTCGGCACAACGGCGATTGCTGCTGCTGCTGACGGCACGCTCGGCAACGGTGTGAACGAGAACGTGGGTCAGGCTGTTAGCGTGACCAACTCGTCCGGCACTGGAACGGGCACCGCAGTTGACGGCGCAAAGGCAACGGCACTGAACGGCACTGGCACAGCGCTTGACCTGTACCTGAATTGGTCTGGTACTGCTGCGACCATCGACGCCAGCTCCACCATCGGCGTGACAGGCACCATCTCGGTCCTGCTCTCGTTCCTTGGTGACGACTAACAAGCAGGGGCTACGGCCCCTGTTTTCATTTTGAGGGCTTGGCATGGCTGATACAAAAACGGCTGATAACCTCGTTTATGAGGTGGCAAGCATTCTCGGCAAGCACGTTGCTGGCGAACCGCTTGGGCAACCCGAATACGACACGATTGACGGCAACATTGATCCTGTCCTTAGCGAAATTGAGAGCATCGTTTATATCGGTGACCGCGATGAGATTCCGAACAAATATTTTCAGACAATCGCACGCCTTGTTGCCATTCATTCCTCCGCAAAGTTCAGTAATGCGCCCGCTGATCAGGCGGCGATCTCAGAGCATGAAAGCCGCCTGAGGTTTCTATCCGCTAGCGACCCGACGTATCAGTTGGCGCATGGCAGCTACTTCTAAATGACCGCAGTACCATTTCCCGTCATCTCTGCACCTGGGCGCAAGGAGCAGACATCTGGCGGAAGGCTGATTAACACGTTCGTTGAGAAGTTGAGCGGGACCGCTGGTCAGCAGTACGTCTATTGGCGCGTCCCCGGCCTGAAAGCCTTCGGCACGAGTACCGAGAGCGTTTTTCGTGGCGGGCTGACTGTCGGAAGCACATTCTACGCGGTCATTGGTGACACCGTGTTCACCTACACGTCTTCCGGCGGAGCCGGAACTGCGTTGACCGGAACGGTTCCGGGAACAGCGCCCGTCATCATGGCGCGCAACAATGCGGCAACCCCCAACATCGCCATCGTCTCTCCCGGCGATGGTGTTGTGCAAATCTCCGCTGGCGCTGTATCGAGCTGGCCTGATGCAGATGTCGGACAGCCGAACAGCGTCGCGTTTCTAAAGGGATTCTTTGTTTTCACCTACGGCGACGGCAAGACCCGGACGTCAGGCGTCAATTCTACTTCGATCAATACGCTCGACCTTGCGACTGCTGAGAGCAAGCCGGATACGCTGTATCGCGGTATCCCGCTTGGGAATGGGCAGTTGTTGCTTGTCGGCTCGGCCTCCTCGGAAGTCTGGGGCGGCCAGGTCAACGATACGGGCTATCCGTTCTCTTACATCGCCACGATCCCGCGCGGCATTGTCGGCTCCTACGCCATTGCCGGTCATGACGACGGCTGGGGCAAGGGGCTGTTCGCGGTCGGAGACGACTTCAAGGTTTCGAGGCTCGACGGATACGAGTTCACGCCGATCTCCCCGGTTGAACTTGATACGCTAATCGAGAACGAGTCCGATAAGACTTCCATTAGCGTATCGGTCTACATCGCTCAGGGGCGTGGCTACGTTGTCGTTCAAGCGCCAACGTGGTGCTGGGAGTTCGATGTTGTTCTACAGACATGGCACGAGCGCCAAAGCCATCTGGTGAGCTATTGGCGCGGGATGTACCCGGTCAAGGCATTCGACAAGTGGCTTTGTGGTGATCGACTGTCTGGCAACATTCTTGAAATCAGTGCGGAGACGCAGAGCGAGGTCGGCAACCCGCTGCGGATGCGCATTGAAACAGGACCGCTCGGCGGCTTTCCAAAAGCCCTGCGCATCAACGGTATCGAGCTTTATTTAACCAAGGGCGTCGGCATTTCGACCGGCGACGATCCGGTACAGACCGATCCCGATATTGAGATTTCAATTTCTCGCGACGGCGGCACGACATGGAGCGCGGGCAGGCCAATCAAGGTTGGGCGGCAGTCTCTGTCGGCTGGAAGAGTGCGCTCCGCATTGTGGGGTCAGGTAGACGTGCAGGGCGCGCGTTGGCGAATTGATGAATCGAGCGCGGTGCCGTTCGGGTTCATGGGCGCTGACATGCAGGATGAAGCTCTGCGGTAATGGCGCGGAAAGTCACAATACCGGGGCAGAATGTTCCTGTGCAAATCGGGAATGCGGTTAACCCAGATTGGTATGAGAAGTTCAAGTTTCTTGAGACGCTTTCCCCGCTAACCGACATCCCAGCCCTGGTCCTTCCATCTCCACTTGTGCCGGGTAGCACGTCGGCCACAGTCACCACTGCGGCGCTGACGGACACCTCGGTCCCGCTCGGCACGCCAGCGAATACGATCAATTTCGGCGCGGCACCGAGCATTGCCCAGCAGCAGAACAATTGGGCGACGGTTGTCGCCTATGTGAACTCGATCAAAACAGACCTCATCAACGCTCAGACGGCGGTAAGCGGATTGAACTCTCGCGTTACCGCGCTTGAGAACAAGATTAACGATCTAATTACCGCGCTTTCCTAAAGGTCAAATCACATGGCATCTTTCTTTGACTCGCTATTCGGCGGGGGCAACGAGCGTGAGGCTGCGGATAAAAACCGCGCCATCCTGGCTGGCTACCAGACGCAAGGGCTTGGCGCTCTCGATACAGGCTATGATCGGTCCAAGACCGCGCTGGATACGGCCTACGGATCGCTCTCCGATCTCGGTAAAAAATACGGCGGCGCGTCCTCTCTTCTTCTCGACTCGCTCGGCGTCAATGGAGCGGACGGCAATGCGAAGGCTGTCGGCGCGTTCCAGGCCGGACCGGGTTATCAGTTCACGCTCGACCAAGGGCTTGATGCGATCAACCGCCGTCGCGCGGCTGGCGGGATGCTGGACAGCGGCAACGCAGATATTGACGCAATCAAGTACGGCACGGGGTTGGCCGATCAGACCTATGGAGACTGGCAGTCAAAACTTGGTGGCTTCACCGCTCCTGAACTGTCCGCGACGACCGGCGCGGCTGGCGTCCAGCAGAGCCTTTCCGATCTATCGCAGAACGATGCCACCAACCGCATTGGTTTGTACGGCAACGT